TAGCAGCGAATTGTTTGAACCGACTGCGCCCAGCGCGGGACGAGATTTGAGTGCGGACTTATTTGGCGAACTCGCGCCCGCCCCCGCGCCAAAAGAAAAACCTGCGCCCGTCTCAAAAGTTGCCACTGCGCCCGTAGACACTAACGCCCCACCCGCGTACAAGAACCGCGCAGAAGCAATCGATGACGCGATCAATTTGCTTGAAGAGGGTGTAGACCGCGAAGAACTTAAAGGCGCATTTGCAAAGCTGGGTGTTCCTTGGAAAGAAATTGTTGCTCGTGGTCAACAGCGCGGTAGTGAATATTTTAAACGAACTACAGGCCCAGTTTCCAAAGGCGCGATGCCGCCGACTGGAGAAATTAAAGCTGGCGAAGAACCCGGTTTGCTGAAAGGCACGGCCAATTTGTTTAAGCGGGCTAATGCGGGTCTTGGTGACACAGCCACAGGTCTATTGCTCCAAACGGGCGGTATCAAGCCAGAGCAAGCCGGACAAGTACTTGCAGCAAATGCAAAACGCCGTGCTGCTGCGATGCCAGACTCCGAAACTCGGGCGCAGATGGAAGAAATTGGTAACGCCAAAACTTACGGCGAAGCTGCTACTGCCTTAGCTACAAACCCAAAAGCTACATTCACTATGCTGATTGAGTCGGTGGCTACATCTTTGCCAGCTATGGTTCCTGCCATGATAGTTGGTGGGGTTCCCGGGGCTGTTTTGGCTGGGGTATCTTCTGGTTCTATGGAATACGGCGCAGTCATGGCTGACGTATTACAAGATAAGGGCATCAACATGCTCGACCCCAATGCCATTTCTGAAGCTTTGAACAACCCCAAAATTATGGAAGAGATCAAAGATAAAGGTGCAAAACGTGGTTTAGTTGTTGGTGGTTTTGACGCCCTTACTATGGGTTTGGCTGGTCGATTTTTAAGGCCTGCGCAAGCTTTAATTAGAGAGGGTAAATTAGCAGGTACTTCGGCTAAAAAAGCTACTGTTGCTGCATGGGGTAAAGAACTTTCTATGCAAATGGCTGGTGGTGCTGGTGGTGAGTTTGCCGCACAAAAAGTTACGGGCGATAACAAACCTGTTGATGTGCTGCTGGAAGGTCTGGCGGAAGGTATATCCGCCCCATTAGAAGTTATGTCTAACTTGCGGGAATCCGGGAAGTTAGAAAAGAAAGCAGTTATTCCATCTGCCGAGCAAATTGCACGGTCAAAAGGATTTCTTGTATCTGAAGGCAAAAAAGAACCTACGTTGGATGAGGGAGAGTTATTAAAAGCTGCGCCCCCTTCTGTGTATCGCTCAATGGACGATGTGGAGAAAGACCGCTCTAACGAGATATACAACCAACTGCTTTCCCAAAATATCCCTGCGGACAGTGCTCGTCGTATTGCGGCTAAGCGCGTATTAGAAGAGCGCAAACAAAAAATTAAAGCGCTTGTTGTTGAACCCACCGACGATGAAGTCCAGCAACGTGCAAAAGAATTGATTGACGGCGGATTTGATCCTGTCGTAGCAATGGACGAGGCGCAAAAACAAATAATTGAAGAGCAAAAATCCGATGCGCTTGCACAAGCAGAAAATCAAGGAGAACAAAATGCTAGACAGATTATTGCCGAGTCAGGTGGAGTTAGCGTTCCAGTGGTTGGACAGCCCGGTGCAGATACCACCGCCGCAAGAACTGGAATCGCTAAGCCAAGTAGAGTGGTTTCTGCTAGACCGGATGTTGCAGGAGTTGATGAACGAGCGCCAGCGCAACCCGTTGCAGTAGACCCAGTTGCGTTTGCTAAACGCTCCGCAGATGGCGCAATAGCCGACCAAAGTAGTTTTGGGTCTTTAGAAGAATCAATTGGCGCATATAGAGACAACATTCCAGACTCTATGCGTGAGCAAGGAGTAACCGACCAGACCATAATTGATAAAGCTCTTGCCGCATACGATGAAGAAATAAGTAAGCAGCAAGGCGAACTGACGCCTGAAGAACAAGACACAATTCAAGCTGAACTGGACGAGTTGCAAAACGCAAGCCCAGAAGATCAAGCCTTCATTGAAGACTATGCGGCTGACCAAGAAGTTGAAGAACAAGCTGAAGATGCTGCGGTAAAAGCTGAAACCAAAAAACGTGGTCGGCCTTTGAACGATGAAGAGACCCGTGCTGTAAAGGGAGCCGAGCGTAAAAAGAATCGTGCGGAGTACACCAAGGCTGAACGTCAACTCAGTGGGGTAAAGAACAACCTTACTGCTCAGCTAGATGCAGCCAACGAAGTTATTGATGAAGGCACGGTAGAAAACGAAGAAGCGTTGAAGCAAGCGCAAGAAGACAAGCGTGCGCAAAAAGCTGATGTGATAACCAAGCTGCTGGATATGGAGCAGCAATTCCGTGGCACGGCACTTGGCAAACGGGTTAAAGCCATTCTTGATGACCGCAACAGGATTTCTCAAGAAGAACTTACCAAGGTTAAACGTGGCCGAGATATTCTTTCGGGTCGTACTCCCCTAGCCAGCCGAGGAAGCAGTGCTAAGGGTAAGGTAAACACCGCGTTCAACAAAGCTACCAATGCTTCGCAAGCAATAACAGTTGTCGCCAAGACCGGCAACATGTTCCAAAAGTTTCTTGCCAACCGTTTGCGCGGGTTTGTGAGCGGCACTAAATTTGTAGTGATTGAGCAGGGCGATGAAATCCCTGAAGATTTGCAAAACAACTTGCTGGATTGGGAAAGAGCAGACGCTATGTTTGTGCCCGACTCCAAAACAATCTATGTACGCGGCGCAAGCTTTGGCGAAAACCAAGGCATAAACAACACTGATGTTCTACACGAAGTACTACACGCTGCAACTAACCAAAGAATTGGATTAGGTTTATTACCGGGGGCAAAGAATACCAAGTTGGCTAGGTTTGTAAACGAGCTTATTATGCTGTCTTTGCGGGCTGAGGCTGCGTATTTAGAAGCAGATATAAAAGGGCTTATCCCTTCCGAACTCAAAGCACGAGTAGAAGCTACTGTAGATGTAGACGAAGATGGCCGAGCCTATTACGGAATATTTGAGTTGCCACAAGAGTTCTTGGCCTATGGTATGTCTGATGCAGACTTCCAAGAATTCTTAGGCGGGATGAAGAGTGACAAACCCAATGAGACTGGGTTTACTGCGTTTGCTGTATGCTGTACAACGAGTGGGCAAAAGCATTTGGTAGAGATGGCTTGTCTGCCATGTCTGACCTTATCAACGTTACAGACAAAATTCTTGACGCAGAGAAGACACCCGGTATGCGGTTGGTTGAAAGGGGCTTACCACCCCTAGCCAGTCGTAAAAAGAAACCTGCACCTCCGTCGGTGGTGTCTGAAGACGAAGATGAGTTTGGCAATCCTGTGCGCTTGGCTTCCGAGTTGGCTAAGGATGCTGCGGTAGCCCGAGAAAAAGTGCGTGTGTCTCGTCAAGGCGAAGAGGGCGAAGGCATTGAGGCCATGCAGATGGCTCGTGACCCTGAAAAAGTTAAGAGCGTGTTACGCGCATTGGTTACACGTAATTGGCAAAACATGAGCCAAGCCGCAATAAAAAAACTTGTGGCGTTACCCACTCTTACTTTCTTGGCTGACTGGTCGGGTATCAAATCCCTTAAAGATGTTGAAAAGCAAATGCAAGAGATGATTGGCATGTCCAACTCATTGCAAGCTGGCGCACAAAAGATATTGGCGTCTATGAAGAAGGAGTTAAACCCATTATTTCGTAGCGCTAAACAGTTCCGCACTGACTTTGAAAACTTGGTGTACGAAACAACGATTGCTCAGATAGACCCATCAGACCCAAAAACAAAACAGCGTAGTGCAGAAATTGACAAACTGTATAACAAGGTTGGGGAAAAAGGGCAACGTATGTACCGTATGCTCAAACAGTACTATGAAAACATAATTGATCTGTACTCCGATCTACTTGACCAACAAGTCAACAGCATTCAAGGTTTAGCACCAGAGGCGAAAGAAAATCTAGTAAAAATCTTGCGTCAAACATTTGAAGCTGGCGCTCGTATCCGCCCTTACTTCCCGTTAGTTCGCCGTGGTAGCTATTGGTTACGGGTAGAAGAAAAGGTTGGTAAAGAAACCAAGCAGGCGTTCTATTTGTTTGAGACAGTCGGCGAGCGTAACCAACGCGCTTCTGAACTTGCCGCAGAACGCAAAGGCAATGTTGAAGATTTCATGGACAAGGGTACGTTTGATATGGGAGACAGCACGGCTACGTTGCGTGCAGCTACTCAAAATTCCAGTGCCATGCTGACCCAAATCTTTGATGCAATTGACCAAGAAAAATTTGATTCTCCAGCGGCCAAGGAAGCGTTGAAGGATGCTATCTATCAGGTGTACTTGAACACTATGCCGGAACAAAGTTTCCGCAATCAATTTATTCGCCGTAAAGACCGCGCAGGTTTTAGCACCGACGTGCTGCGTAATGTGGCTACTACAGCATCCAATACCTCAATGCACTTGGCCAAGTTGAAGTATTCCCCATTGATGCGTAATTCTGTATCCGCAGCAAGAGACGCGGTAAAGGGTAGATCAAACCTTACGCCGTTTGTGGAAGAAGCGCAGCGTCGAGTGAATGTTGCTTTGGAAGAACCTGAACACGGCATAGCCGATGCTATTGCTGGGTTTGCAAATAAGATTTCTTACTTTTGGTTCTTGTCCAGCGCATCGTCGGCGTTGATTCAACCTGCCAGCATTTACATTGCTGGATTACCTGTGCTTGGGGCAAACCATAACAACGTTGCCGGGGCTGCAAAAGAACTTGGCAAAATGGTTGTATTGATGAACCAATACAGCGTAATACGAGACAACGGAGATGGCACATCTTCTATTGCTGCTCCAAGCCTTGTAAACAATACAACATTATCTGAAGCCGAGCGTGACGCAATCCGTGAGATGAGCCAGCGCGGAGTTGGGCAATCTTCTTACGCTTCTGAAGTCTGGGGCTATCAAAGCATACCCACTAGGGACGCATCTACTTTTTTAGGTAAGACTGGGGAACTAGGTAAAGAAGCGGCTGACTTGTTGGTTGGTAGTTTGATGCACAACGTTGAGCGTTTGACCCGTGAGGCTGTATTTTTAGCTTCATATCGTTTGGGCATAAAACGTAAACTAACACAAAACGAGGCTATCAACCAAGCTGTGTCTGATGTAAATGAGGCGCTGGCCAACTACGATGTAACAAATCGACCCCGATTTATGCAAAGGGGCGTTGGCAAGATATTGTTGCAATTCAAAATGTTCCCGTTGCACACAGCCCTTCTGTTGGCAACCAACTTTTACAAGATGCTGCCACTTCTGAATAAAGAAGGTAAAAAAGCTGCGGCTGTAAAATTCTTTGGTATCTATTTAACAGCGGGTAGTCTTGCTGGACTGGCGGGCATACCATTCTTCAGCGGCATAATAGGTGTTATGGCTTCATTGTTTAAAGCTTTACAAGACGATGATGAGTGGCCCGAAGAATTTAAAGACATGGATGCGGAGACTTGGTTCCGTACTGTGTTCCTAGAAGAAAAGTTAGGTGATGTTTCTATTGGTGGTATTCCTGTCAGTGAAATATTGGACAGCGGCCCACTTAATGCTTTGACTGGATTAGCTATTGCCGAACGTATTGGCCTTAATGATCTGTTTGGTAGAGATACCAAAGAAGCAAAAACTGAACGTGAAGCATTGCAGCAGTTTATGATTGAAAAAGCTGGCCCGTTTGCAAGCGTTGGGCTTACTTTGGCAGATGCCTACGATGCGTACTCGGTTGGCGACTATCAAAAAATGATAGAGAGGGCAAGCCCATCAGTTCTGCGCAATTTACTATTAGCCGACAAGCTGTCTAAAGAAGGCATGAAAGACGCCCGGGGCCAAGAAGTTATGCCCGCTGACGAAATTACAAATGGACAAATTATTGCTCAAGCTATTGGATTCCGTCCCGCTATCCTTGCCCGCATGAGTGAGACCAACTTTAAGCTGACTGGGGCAGAACAACGTATTGTGAATGAACGCAATCGCTTGATGCAGTCGGCCAAGATAGCTGCTAGAAAAGAAAACAAAGCGGGCGACGAACAGTTATACAAGTTGGTTGACGGCCCAATAACCAAGTTCAATAATAAGTACCCTGAATACGCAATCGAAGACGACCAGTTGGAAAAGTCTCTTGAAGATGATCTGACCACCCGGGCTGAATCAAGACTGGGCTTTCCCATTACCGAAAAGAATGTTCGACTTGTTGAACCTAGTTTGGAAGTTCTTGAACGCCGCATTGAACGAATCCGAAGCAAGGGTAAAGGTAAAGACCGAAGCGCCGAACTGTTTAAGGAATAAAAAACCCCCGCACATAGGCGGGGGGAAGGGGAGGCTGGAAGGAGCTAACTCTTCCAAATGGCAACTGCTTACCATTGATACCAGTCTACATTAAACGCGCCAAACTCGCAAACCTTTTATACCCTCCACAATCACAACTTTTGTAACAATCGGTATCTTCAACCTTTTTGTAACAGCGGCTATGGTTTCCCGCGCCGCATTGTGGTCTATGCAGGGTACAAAAAATGAATGACCGGCTCTAAACTTTGACCAATCAAGCTGATACGACACTGTCTCGATTTTCATTTAGCCCCAACATATCATCCATGCGCAAGAACTCGGAATGTGATGCGTCAAACTTCAACGTACGCACCGCAGGAGACGCGACTTTCATACCCTTGGACATGCGCTTGTTGGTCGCCTCAACAAAGATTTTCAAATCGGTTAACTCTTTAAGCAGGGTTTTGTAATTGACCTGTTGCTCGATACAAAACTCTTTGAACTGCTTGGCCGCTACGTAGATGTGTTTGGTATCCGGCTCGTAGCGTACCAGCAACTCTTGGCGGGGTTCTTGCAAAGGTAGCGCCGACATATTACTTCGGGCATCTACTTGACCGTTAACCACCAAAGCATTGGCGTGATGGCTATCAAGGAACTCACCAAGGGTAGCAATTGGGGTTGACTGTGGGGGCTTCACATCGAGGCGCATTTCGCCCAACATACCCTTTAGCCATTCATACACAGCGGTCATATCATAGTCGTGCAAGCCAAGATGACGAGCAATCAAACCACCGGCGATATTACAAGCGGCAGTGGCCGACCAAAAGCGTTCCCGTGCGGTGAACTGAACTTCTCTATCCAGTCGGGCTTGCACTTTCTTTATCAAGTCCTTGGTGTACTCTAGGTTGTTCACCAGCCATGCAAGGTATATCTCGCCTGCATGACCATAGTTCTCGTTGAGTTGGTGGTCAAACATTTCCTTGCCTCTAGCTACGCCAATCAAGTCATTGGGTTCTATCTTGTACTCAAGTAACCGCACTGATTCACCATCCGGGCTGTTCTTTAATGCAGTCAACTTCTCGTAAAAGCTGGCGTTGGATGAAGCCAAAGTCATGTTCTGCCATGAGGTATTGTTGATGCGCAGTGCATTTTCTGAGCCTTTGACGCGGTTCTTGCCCCGGCCCTGACTGATGCCATATGACAAGTCAGAAAACTCTTGGGGGGTCATGTTGGTAATCTCGTCAATCGTATTGGGGATATTGTTCATTACTCCAAGCTGTTGCATCTTGGCATTGAGCGTGTCTTTTTGAATTGACATAAGTTCATAAGGCATACCGTACACACTGTTGCACATGCGCAGAATGGTTGATTTTCCTGATCCGGCATATTCGTAGATCACGTTAATGATCGCGCCCTTCAACCCAGTGAACTTCATTAGTGGAGCGCCAAACGCGGTTAAGGCTCCAAAAGCGTGGGCCTCCATACCTTTTATTGCGTACAAGTTGAAGACTTCTTTCCACTTATCCATGTCGCCTTTTTCATGAATCTTTTCGGCAAAAAATTCTGTTGTCGATGACGATGGGCTATAGAACGTACCGTCTTTAGTAATCTCTTTGTTGCCCATAATAAATTTACTGTCGCCCTCAACCCATCCAAATTGTGTTCTCATAAGCTCTGCTTTCTTCATGTATTGCAAATTTTTTACTGCTGTAATAACGTACGTTGCAAGATTTTCATATTGCTTGTGGTGCGCCATCACGCCCTGTTGAGCAAGCTGTTTACGTAGCTCGTCCTTAGATGAAATAACCGCAGTGGTTATCGCAAACTCTTTCACCCCGTCATGAGGCAAATGAAGTCTGAACAACGCCATCTCACCTAACTCTTTATCCCTCATGCGCTTGAGTACATACAAGTCGTGCTCGTACACCATCGCGGGGTCTTCTTCGGAATCTTTGGGGGGACGAACATATATGCCGCCCTTTTTACCTCTGAAGAATGGGAACGGATACTCAGGTATTTGATGTGTCTCAACACCAGCCTCAGTTTCAACTTCCACTTCGTTGTCGGCCTCGGTTGCCTCTGCTACCTCTATGCCCAACACAATAGGTGAAGTGATCTTGCCTTTGTGTACACAACCATCACAACCACCGGGGTTGCGTTCTTCAAATGTCGTGCAGTGGTGTGGGCCACCGCGCTTACGGATATTCCTAAGCTTGTTGTCTACCTCGGCGGGGTCGTACTCGGGGTGACCGCTTGACATCTTGTGCGCCGCTTTGTCTCCATCTACACAGAAAGCAGGGATAGACAACGCCGACATCCACAGTGGCTCATCAATCTCTTCTTGGTTGTTGTAGCAGTAGTTCAGTTGTGCGCAGCCACCTTCACCCTTGAGCATGATGGTCTTGAACCGTTTGACCTTATTACCCAACAACGCTTCCATCATCGGACTCATGGAGGAAGGTATAAAGTCCGGCACTTCTTCTTGTTTTGGTTCAGGTGCGCCTAGCAATTCACGTAGTTTCTCAATAGACAGCCTCGGCGAAACCTCGTTCCACACGACTACGTCTTTGGCCTCTAATCCTTTCTTTACATTCATTGAACCGGGAACGCGAAGAACCCGCGATGCTTCAAACACCTTGTCATCAACGATCAAGTCATGTTCTTTGCAAAGTTGTTTTAGCCGCTTGGCTAATGGCTCCCACACCGTGCGGGATAACATCTCTTCAAGCAACCAGTAAGCATGAACACCGTTACCGGAATTCACCAAAATTGGTCTAGGTAAGCCGACTGTCTTGCAAAACTTCTTAAGCTCTTCCAACCCTGTCTGCTGGTCGAGATAGCCCTCAATCTTCCCCTTGGAATTTGGTACACCCTTAGTCGGGCCGCAATCAATATCCAGCCATAGGGCTTGAACAAAGGCTACGTTATCGTGCGTCCTGTCGTCTGCCGTACCAAATTTGGCACAGCCAAAATACACGTTGACTTGCTTGGTGTTGAACTCTTGGATGAGTGTCTCGGCTTCTTCCCTTGTATTTGCAAAACGCTGGTCAACATATTTACCTATGCCAACTATGCAGTACCGCCCCTCCGTGGGTAACACGGCATCTAGCAAATCAAATGTAGACATTGTTTATTTATGTTTTTTATGTCGTGCCATGAAACGCTCAATCTGTTCAGCGTGAGTAGGAGATGGGGTAAACGAACCCCAAAACCAGTTGTAAACCGTCATGCGGCTGACCCCTAGTTCTACTGCCACTCGCGTAGCAGTAATCTCTCTCGCTATACAGAAGCGACCCAAGGCTACGCCTAAAGATTCAGCATCGGCCTTTTTATTGGCGTCAACTAATTTTTGGCTGTAACCATAGGTCATGCGTTACTCCTCTTCTGTCCAAGCCGCAACCACCGAGTCCAAACTTTTCTTGGATGCGGGGGTAGCTTCAACGGCCTTCTTAGACTCACGCTTCTTGGGTGCTTCAACTTCATCGTCAGCTTCGGCTCGTGCCTTGGCAAGCGATTTAGCATCCTCTTCCTCAAAAGCTTTACCCAAAGGTTTGGGGGCTTCCAGCTTTGACGCACGGCCTGACGTATCAGCTTGGTATGGTGTCATCACAACCATCTTCTGTGTCTCAGGAAGCATGGCCACTTTGCTTGTAACTGCGTACTGCTCTTTGTTGATATGGCGCAATGGAGTAAACAAGACGGATTGATTGTCGTTATCTTCATTGAAGCTCAACTGGGTAACAACATAGTCCAAGCTTTTACCATTGTTGGCCAAGTACTTGGTGTAAGTCTCAAACGGATGGGTGTTGTCGCTAACACTGTCACCAAACAAAGACTTGGAAGCCAAGTTCATTTGATACACAGAACCTTCGAGTGAAGTGCCAAAGTCCTCTACCAAAGTCACAGCAATGCGGCGTGAGTAGCGGCAAGCTTTAGAGTTGCCCATGCCCGAACCCTTGATGTTTTGGTCGCATGTATCGCAACGGTCAGACTGTTTGTTAGCCGAACCAGCATCAGGCACACTGCCGTCGTTGGAGAAGCAATCGGGCGCGGACGGCTCGGCTTCAGGACTCCATTGTTTAGCGTAAAAGATACGCCCAACTTTAGGAGAAGCATTGACAACGACAACTTCTAAGTCGCCTTTGACTTTACCCATTTCTTCACCGCCCACAACCTTACGGAAGATTCCGTTTTTGGGGACGATTCGTTTAACACCAGTACGACCGGCGAGGTTTTTTGTAAGCTCACTGACTCCAGCGGTTTGCAGAAAGTCGGGGAGGTCTTGGTTAAAAAGTGCAATGTTGCTCATTTTTCAGTTTTCCTTAGAACGTCTAACTACCACGGTATATTGATTTTCGACATTCAAGCCTTTCGGCAGAAGGTCAGGATTCTCAAGAAGAAACTCTTTCATGTTTGTTTGATGAAGTCTCTTCTCCAACAGGCCATATGCACCGGTCTCCTCAATGAAGTCGTACATAGAATCCCAATCATTCGTCCAGTACCGTGACTTTACGGAACGAACAATCGTGCCAGCTTTTGTGCGAATGCTGTCGGCATTCATGTTTTTGCAAATCGCAAGCATCTCCGATTCAAGCACCGCCATCTGCTCTTCGATGTCGGCGTACTCGGCTTTATACTTGGAAGTGAGGGTATCTTTGGCGTCGCGCATCTTGATGTAGATAGCGGTCAGTTTGTCTAGGGGGATAGAAGAAGTGGTGACTTCGTCCTGAACTTCTAATGCGTCCATAGTTAGCTCCAGTTGTTTCGGGGGGGTCAGTTTATCACAGAACTTGACATTGTCAAGCACTTTCTAAAATAATTTCTTGCCTGTACAAATCAATTATTTTTGTGTGGTGTGCAATGTTGCCCCGCAAGTGGGCGTACATCTTTGTCTCTATCGGACTGCCTGTTATATGCACGACTGTCATTGGGTTAACTTGACCGGGTCGGTCAATTCGAGCATTGGCTTGTAGGTATGTTTCTACACTTGAGCATGGAGCGTACCAAATAATTGTATCGGCGGCAGTTAGGGTAAGCCCGTGGGATGCCGCTTGTGGTTGGATGATAAGAACTTTGGGGTGAGCGTTCTCTTGAAACTGCCGTATCAATTTAGAGCGTCTATTGACACTCACCTCTCCATTGATAATTTCACACTTTATATTGTGCTTTTTTAAGTGCTTTTCTAGAAGCTCGATGGTGTGGGTAAAGGGTACAAACACCAGCACTTTTTGGCTTGATTCCTCAATGACTTCTTGCACCACGTTTAATCTGCCAGATACATCAAACTCTAGGACTTCTCCAGTATCCGTATACACAGCGCCCCCGGATATTTGAAGTAGCTTGTTGAGTTTCACGGCGGCATTGACTGCCGATATTTCTTCTCCGTCGGCCTCAATCAGCATTTGCTTCTTGAGTACGTTGTAATACTTGATCTGTTGGGGTGACAGCGGTGCATCACGGTCAACAAATGTTACAGGAGGTAGGTCAAGGCACTGCTTTTTCTCAAACCGTATAGCTGGCTGAAGTATCTTGTGGACAATATGTTTGGACTCGGGGCGCGGTATCCAGCGGTAGTCACTGACCTTGAGCATTACTTGATCTCTAAACTGCCCAAAGAACATGGGGGTGCCAGTGGGGTTCATTAACTTTGCTAATCCGTAAGCATCCACAGGAGACTGCGCGGCGGGTGTTCCAGTCAACATCCATAACCCACGTATAACTTTTGTTAGGTCACGCAGGTCTTTCCATCGCTCGGTTTGAGCATTCTTATACGCTGACGCTTCATCCACCACAATCAAATCAAACCCGCCCTTGAGCAGTTCATTCTTAACAATTCCAACTCCATCAAAATTGATAACGACAAATTCTGACCCCGCATTGATGATCTCTTTGCGCTTCTTGGCTGAGCCGTGTGCAACGGACACCGTGCGATGAATTGCAAACTTAAACAAGTCCTGTTGCCATGCCGACTTCATGATTGACAGGGGGCAAATTACTAACACACGCTTGACTAATCCTCGTTGCATTAAATAATCAACTGCCCAAATCACTGATGCTGTCTTGCCTGTCCCCTGCTCGTTAAAACAGAACGCCTTGTTGTTGGTCGTTAGGAACTCGGCTGTAGTCTTCTGATGTTCGAACGGTGTGAACCCGTGGGGACGGGGCCACTCATACTCTGATAAGTTCATTTTTTCTTTGGTTTGTTGGTTTTGACAGTATGGTCTGAATTGCGGCTGAACGAACGGTTGGCACTTGGGGTCTTGAGCTTAAGATTTCCTGAAGAATTGCTCCCCCCTTTGGACAAGGGAACCACATGGTCGATGTCTTTTCCAGTACGGTCAACGCCCTTCTTGTCCATCTCACTTCTTGCTCGTTGACGTTCAAGGCGGGAATCAGATTCGCCTCTTGCTTTTTGCTGTTCATATTCTTTCTTGTAGGGTCTAGGTTTATTAACGTATGGCATGATGCTTCCTTAAACTTTGTGAAACTTTTCAATCGGGATGTATATACATTCTTCTGTATCTCTTGCATCCCCTCGGTCGTATCTCCCACCAAGACTTGTTTTGTGTTTGTCGGATAACGCAACGGCGTAAACACCATCGGTAAACTTAACAATAAGAACGAAAGGGACTCCGTAAATCTTACCAATTTCCAACCCATTGCGCCACTTAGCCGCGCTCAACATGTACGTGGGGTATTTGTCTTTTGCGTTACGTCTAGTCTTAATCTCCACAACTGCTGACATTTCACCGTTCTCACTACATAAAAACCCATCTACATTTGCTAGTCTGTCGGCGGGTTTAAACACGCAGTTAAGTTGGGACTGCAAATATGAGCACACTTCGCGCTCTCTGTCTCTATCTTGGTCGGTTTCGTATATGGGGCGCACGTTAGCTCCTGTTGTATTCACATTGTTTGACTGCGCAGAACTTGCACAGCGGCCCACTGGTAGGGTTCCACACTCCATTTTCCAATGCCGCCTCAATCCGCGCAACACTCATTGTTGGCTTTTCTAAGTACTTTTGCATCATTTCTCTGTGGTGCTCGGCCTTCACAAATTCCTTGCTTACCGTAAAGATCAGGGCTGACTTCACTCGATTGATTTTGGGGAACTTGGCAAAAAGGCCAGCCGCCACAAGGTCGAGTTGTTTGGTGTCTGCGTACCGTGCACTCTTGCTGGTTTTGTAGTCGGCAGAATGCGCCAAACCCTTTTCTTCATTCAATACAACCAAGTCGGCAATACCGTGCCACCATACGTTCGGGGCGTGGAACTCACAAGCCTCTAGGTCTTTGGTCAAGCCTAGCTTCACCTCGCACAACTTCTCACCTTCTAAATTCTTAAGGGCATCTAGCGTGTCCTTCATGTACTCAAACGCTGGCGGGATTGGCTTACCATCACGAATGTATTCTTCTGCCACAGTATGAGCAGTCTTGCCGTACAGCGTTGCCTGTGTATCAGGCTCAACAACATCCTTGGCTATCTTGGTGTGATAGTACTTCTTTGGACATTGCTCAAATGTTTTCAGGCTACTGAACGACCATACGATACTCATTTAACAATCTCCATAAGATTTGCCGTACCCTGCTTCGCAATTCAGGGGTAGCTCGGTTGCCCACGACGGACGTATACGCATACACAACTCAACGTATTCCTTAGCTGTTTCAGCCTCGGCCTCCGGTGCAATACAAGCGATGGCGTCATGGACGGTCATGACCACGCGATACTTCTTGGCCACCATCAACATCTGCTCACCTATCACAATACGTGCAAGTGCTTGGCATACGTTCTCAATCACTTTACCGCCGTAGATTCGGTTGGGTATGACAGCTTTGCCTTTTTTAGTATCGTACACAAGCTCGGTCTTGCCGGTATCTTCATCTACTTTTTGCCGCAAATTAGGATACTTCAAGCGCAGTCCATTGGGTAACAAGATGCCCTCTGACCCATCTACCTTGAGAATGCCGCCCCGACCAAAGGATGTGGTTTGTTCACGGATGATTGCGGGGAGTACATCTGCCGCCGCTTTCCACAACGCTGATATGTTTGGGTAGGTTCGACGATATGTATCAATGATGCGTTTCGCTTCATCCTCCGATACTTCCACTCCAAAAGTTTTGAGTTGCGCTCTAAACTTAACCGCACCCATACCATACCCAGCCCCAAGAATCGTCGTCTTACCGACGAAACGTTCATCCTTTGTGATCTCTTCAATCTTTTTGCCATAGATAGCCGATGCCATGATTTTGTATACATCTTCGCCCCTTTCAAATGCTTCTACCAAATCGTCTTGCCCAGCCAGCCATGCCAACGTCCGCGCCTCAATCTGTGAGGAATCTGAATCAATCATCAACATACCAAACGGTGCGAGGATGGCCTTCTTCAATGGGGATGTACGTTGCAAGTTCTGCAAGTTGATCTTGTCGTCGCCACCCCAACGCCCAGTGTGGGCGGCGTAGTAGCGTAGGGGTACAGGCATTGGCCCTCGTTTAGCAATCCCAATGAACCGCTCGGTGCGGGTCTCTTCAATCGTTGACTTCGTTCCCAGCCGGGCCGCAACTACTGCTTGTACTCGAGTATCCTCATGCTCCAACAGGGCCTTGAACCCCTCGTCCGTCTTAGAGAATGCGTAGGTCTGTTTACCAGTAGCGGGACTCTTCTTCATGGGCGGCTCAACACCCAACGATACAAGCAAGTCGGCAAACTGCGGGTTGCTCATCAAGGTGTCTTTGTCAAAGCTGTCTAACAACTCTTCTTTGCGGCGCTTCTCTTTAACCAAGTGGACTTCCAACATCTGCTTGTCTAGCTGCAAGACTGGCTCGGTAAACATGCGTATAGTCAGGTCAATCAAGCGTAGCTCGGTTTTGGGAAAACCTTGGCTCATTAAGTTAAACAAGTCCCATGTCAGCTTCACATCGTTCTTGCAGTAGCTTCCATAGTCGGCTAATTCGTCCTTGGTGAAGCTCTTGCGGAAATAATTGATGTACTGTTTGACTTGCTCACCCTTGACCCCGATTTCGTAGTAAGTCGCTAAGACTCCTAGACTGCCGCCTACTTGAGTACCATGAAGCGCCCGACCCATGCTCAGCGTGTCCAACCAGCCCTTGGGCTTGATGCCGTACTGCCAATTCAAGATGGCTCCGTCAAACACCGCGTTGTGCGCCAGCGCAAGGGAATTCCCCCAGTCGTACTTTTGGAGGAACTGGTACATGGCTTGGTA